TTCCATATTCATTCTTGAAATTGCCATAGTTTATCCTTTTTATAGTCTTTTTCTCCTATAATCAATCATATATCTCTAGCATATCTACTATGCCACCGTCCATAAATCCATACTGGCCACCTCTTCTATCGTCTCGTTTAGTATCTGATTTAGTATATCCACCGCCACCTACTCCAGATGTTTTAGCTGCAGACTCTTTTGTAACACTTCCTAGATCTCTATCAGGTTTATCGGATGTTGAATCAAACTCACCTGCATTAATTTTAGCTTGAAGATCTGCAACTTGATCCTTAGTTCCCCCTGGTTTTTCAAATTCTTCTTTTTTAAGTGCATCTCTCTCTAATGTTTTTTGTGTAAAATAATTAAATTTATTTCTTAAAAATTTGGTTTGATTAATAAAATCTAACATTGATGCATCATAATCATCTTGATCTATAACATTTCCTGCAGCGTCTACAAGAGCTCCCTTAGATTTATCAAAAGTCAAACCTCTTTTAGCTGCACTTTCAACAAGAGCGTCACCAGATTTTTGTGCTTCTTTACCTACTTTTTCTCCATAATTACCAAATGCAGATCTAACATTAAATCCAAATGGATCTTTATATAAACCAGACTGATCTTGTCCAAAAACTGTTGGACCAGTGTAACCCATATTAGCTGCAATAAATGCTTGGTCATATCTAGGAAGTGTTGAATATCTATCTGGCAATATAGTACCTAATATTCCTTTGAATCTAGGACTATAACCCTCTTCCATAATTTCATCTGCTGATTGTGGTGTTAAAAAATCTTGCACTTTACCAGCAAAAGTTTGTTCTTGAGGAATGGTGTCATAAAATCCTGCGTCTGCTCCAGTTAGTTGTTGATCTCTCATAGTATCAAAACCAAAAAACTTATCAGGTGGATTATTAAGCCTGTCTTGTCTGTCAGTAATTGTATCCATAAAACCTGTTATTAGATCGCTTGTAGTTCCACTAAAAGGTATACCACCTCCTCCACCTCCCATGTTCATAGCTGTTACAGGTAATGCAGTTATTCCACCAGTTGTAGTTGTTGGTGCTGTAGGAAAGGCAAAAGCACCACCTCTAAATTGTTCTTGAGGTACAAAACTAAAACCTCGATTGTATATATCTTGGTCTGCTTGACTGTAAAAACTTGGTGCACTAAATATCGACATAATTATATTTTTGAATCACCTCCCATCGGTAATGACTCTACGGTTAATTTTACACTTCTAGAAATATCTTCTCTTTTAGTGTCTGTTCCAGGGTTGTTAACATCAGAATCTGCTTCTGCATCTGACATATATTCTTGACCCGTTTTTAAATTTTTTAAGGTAACTTCGCATTCTGGTGTAAGAACCACAGTTGGTTTACCGTTTATCTCTTTTATTTCTTTTTTAGCTTCTGTTTCTATAAATGGCATTAGTCTCTATTTATCTCCAATATTGATACAATAACATGTAATTCATTTGCATCTGCTGCTTGTGCCTTTAATACCTCATTTTCTTCTAAAATTAAAGGGTGAGTTAACAGCTCAGTTGTTGCTTTTGAGGCTATAGCTTTGTCTTTAAATAAATTAAATACTGCAGCGGCAGCATTTGTTATGGTAAAAGTTATTGTGGTCCCTGATCCAGCGTCCTCGGATACTATTATACTTTTAATTATGGCCCTAGAATCGGACGGTGTCGTGTATACCGTAGTATTATCTGTAGTGCTTAGATCTACTAGTTCATTTTTGTATATATTAGCCACTTATAAACCAAGAGAATCTCTCTTGCTCCTGTTTTACTTCATCTAAAAATGTAGAATTTAATTGATCCTTCATAATAGTTAAAGCTCTGTTAATTTGTTTTTGGTTTGATACATCATAATCTTCTTTTGGTTCAGGTATTCTTATATTTATTTTAGACATTATCTTCTACCATCCGGTTGTATATCTAATCTTAGTGTTCCAAATCTCCACTTTTCACTAGCAGCATCATTTTCTATTTTAATATTTACAAAACGACCTCTAGCTCTTGTATCTTTTTTATCTGTTGTAGAGTCTACAGTAAAAGGACTTAATGTTGTAGTAGTATCAGATTGTTGCGGATATCTTTTTACTGCTAAACTTATTTTTGAATTACCTTGTAAATCTTTAAAGTCAGGTATAAATCTTCTAACAGCTACAAATGCTTCACCCGCTATTGATGGTCCTTTAAAAGATCTTTGTTGCATATCAAAATCAAAAGACTTTATAAACGATGTTACGGTTGTTGTTGAACCATCTTCATTAACTTGATCGGTCCCTGTTTCGTGTTCAAAATATTTTGTCTGTCCTAAACCATCTTGACCTATAACTGCAGGAAAAGTTCCGTTAGCCGTGCTATTGTATTTAGTAGCGTATGGTGTTGGGTATATGGTTGCATCCATCCAACTTGTTCTTGCTTCTGTTCCTGTATACCAAACACCCCCTGGTACTTTAGTCAAGGCAGATTCACCATAATTATACACAACATACTTATCGTTAAAAGTAGCTGTTGATGATGGATAATACCAAACAACTTCTGTAAATAAATTATTTAATCCTGCAGCAACTTGTTGTCCTTTTGTTGTATCAAAATTAGTAAATACAAAATCTTCTACAGAACATGGTAGAGATTTAACTGTACCATCAAATAGAAAGAATCCGTTTGGTGACAACCAAAAAGCTGCACCATCTATTTCTACAACTGCATTCTTACCTATCAGTCCACAGTTTGTGCCCACTTGTTCAAAGCTAAATGTAAATGGAGCACCGATAAATTTCATAGTATACAAAGCATTATCAGTCCATATTAAGATAACTTCTTTTGCTTTTAAGGCACCTACTATTTTAGTTCCATCTTGCAATCTTTGTGTTCCTGCTGAGTTTGTTGCAGAGGGAGAATATATATTTATATTTTCTTGGTCAGAAAATCTAATGAACATATCATCTTGTGTAGTTGTTGTTCCAATAGTTGTCTCTGTTCCAAAGTGTATTAAGTGACGTGTAGTTGGTGATATCAGAGTAACTCTAGATGCAGTTGGATTATTAGATGTTTCAAAACCAGACGTTGTAGTTGAAGCTCTATTTAATAAAGGTGTTGCAGCTCCTGAGTTCCATGTAAATGTTTTACCGTTTGCAATATTTGCCACAAGCACTTGTCCAAAGTTATCTAGACTCCAAAGGCCTGGCTCTAGAACTACAGTCGATGCATTTACTGCACTACCAAATCCAGAAAAGTTTGTAGCGTTTGTAACTGTGGCACCACTGCTATGAGCTTGTCCGTTTGACGTACCAATTGTTGCTGTGCCGTTCGTACCTCTGGTGATACCAGTTAAATCATTTGAACTTACCCCAGTGTAAGTTATTAACTCGTTACCAACAGCAATTGTCCCTCCTCCTGTTGGAAAACCTGTAACTGATGTTAAAGTTATTGCTGTACCAGATCCTCCCGTACCAGCAGTGTCTGCATTAAGAGCACCGTTTAAAGTTGTTGTTGCAACCCCAGATACTGTTCCACCAAAATTACCAATACCAAAACCATAGCCGTATGATTGAGCTGATGGTCCAACTGGCTCGTATGGTTTTATACTTAAACTACCTCCAGTAGATACCGTTCCTCCAGCGTTTGAGGATTGTGTTATAGTAAAAGTATCTGATGTTGGGACCGTGATTACTTGAAAGACTTTATCTTCAAAATCAGAAGCAGAAAAACCTGTTCCTCCTGGTAAAGTTACCGAGTCTAATAAAACTATGTCTCCTGCTGCTAAACCATGTGAAGCTTTTGTTATTGTGCAGGTAGGTGAAGTATTAACAGTTGCAATTGTTGCTGAAGTTAATGTAGCTTTTAAAGGTGTAACATCATGAAGCTGTCCTTCAAAATATACAAGTAAAAATTTATCTGTTCCAAGAGCGACGTATCTATTACCATCAAGATCAACAAAAGAGTGTTGTTTTCGAACTACACCTACTATTGAATCTGAAACTAATGAAGACCAGCCACCTACTTTTTCAGGAAGACCATATCTAAACCTAACATTATCAGAGTCTACCCATCTGTTTTCTGCACCAACGGTAGTGTCCTGTTTGTCTATTCCAGGAGCAAAAGGAAACTCAACAAGAGCCATAATATTACTCCTATTGGTTAGTTGACTTCAATACCCAGCCAACGGTTACATTAGCATAAACAAGAGTTGATGCTTGACCATTAACATTTAAAACTAAGTTAGAAGTTCCTGCATTTATTTTGTGACTATTTCTATTTATTGTAAGATTGTTTGATGCAAAAAAGTTACCACCATCTATGATTGTTATTTCATCTCCGGTAGCGGCTGTTGACGGTAGGGTAATTGTTATAGGGTTAGTGTTTGTAATTGCAAAAATTTGTTCGCCTGCTACTGCTGTATGAGCAGTTACAGTTGAAGAGTTTACTGTAAGATAACCTTTATTTAATAAACCTAAATTAACATTTGTTGCATCTGAGTATACTAATAGTTTTGCTCCAGGAGGCACTGTAACCCCGGTCCCTGATACAGTTTTAATTGTTAATGTTTTTATAGTTGCGGAACTTTCTCTTGTGGTAGCATCTTCAAACACCATAATTCTTTCTGAGCTATCAGGAACTGTAACAGTTCTATTTGCTGCTAGTGTGCCAGTTAATTTAAAATATAGATTTTTACCATTAGATGTTGCTCCATTATCTAATGCTAATGCTTGATCAGATGAGGCTACATCTAAGGATAGATAACCACTAGATAATTGTTCTAGTATCTGTAAATTAGTATTTGTTATATTACCCCAAAGACCGGCTTTTTCACCAGTTGTGATAATCTCTAACTTTGAATTTGTTGAAAATGTTGATGCCATATTAAATCGGGTCTATTTCTACCCAAACACTGTTTGTGTTTGGATCTATTTCACTCCATGTTATTGCCGTTGCATCCTTGACTGTTATAGTCAAAGGAGTCGCATCAGGCGTTACATTTGCTTTACCGATCAATGTAACACTTCCTGTGTTTAACGTCAATTGGTTTCCAGTTACAACTGCATTAGCAGCTGCATTAATTACTACACTTCCTGCAGCTAAAGTTAGCCCACTTCCTGCAACAGTCACATTAGCTGCAGCATTAATTACTATGTTTCCTGTAGCTGCTGTTAAAGGACTTCCTGTTACATTAACAAGGGCACCTGCTAAAGTTGTAGCTGCTCCAATAGATAATGTTAAAGGACTACCTGTTACATTAACTGAAACGTTAGGATCAAATACTGTGCTCGATATTGGAAGAGCAGATATAGCATTAAAACCGAGCATTTATTATGCTCCTGTAAGTGCTTTTATCTCAGCGTCGGTTAATCCTAGATCTTTGAGTTTTTGTTTGCCTGAAGTTCTGTTGTTTTCTTCCTCCATATTAGCATCTTTTAATTCTTGTACTTTTGCATTAACTTCAGCTTCAGTTGGCATAATAGCACCATCTTTAATAATCTTAATATATTTGTATTGCATACGCTGATCATTAGGAATTTTATTACCATTATCATCATGTGTTTTCCAACCATACCAATTAGTTCCATTAAAAGTGTGTAATGCTTCTTGAAAATAATCTATATCCATTATGTGTCTCCCAATCTAGCGAACGTAAATTCATTGCTTTCATTATTTGATGTACTACCAGCTACTCTAACATCATATTGAGCCTCTGCCGTAAATTTGACTTTAACATTTGACGTATCTGTAACATCAATTAAGGTAGTACAGCTTAAATTTTGATAAGTTCCATTTGATATATATTTCATAGAACCATTTGATCTTGAAACCATAGCATAACTTGAATTATTTGTTGTTGCTTGGATTTTAAATTCAAAATATCTAATATCATTTGTAGAGATTGAAGAAAGACCGCCCCAACCTAAATTTACATCAACTAGGTAGATGCCTGTACTTGGGAAGGTAAAAATTCCCGAAGATTCTGTCATACCTCCACTTAAAGTCCCTTGACCACTTGAGTCAATTCTTTCCCAATTAGCATCAAATGTAACAGTTGAACTACCTATAGTTTTATTTGCAGTAATTCTAAATTGATCTACCATTGTAAGACCGCCACCATTTACAAATCCAGATGTCAATGCTGTACCACCATTAGCAACTGGCAATGCTCCTGTAACCTTGCTTGTAAGGTCTACACTGCTAGCTCCAATGGAATTTGTATTTAATCTAGTTAATGCCATAATTTATCCTATTCTATAATTTTATATGCTGAAAATAAAGCATCATAAGTAGGTGAACCACCTAGTGTTAAATTTGCAGCATTTTGAGTGTAACCATAAAAATAAGGTTCAATATAATCCGATGAACCATTAAATGTTATTATTGCAGATAAACTTAATCTACCGTTGTTTTCATAACCAGTTGCTGTATCATTACCCACTATGTAAGCAAGAGAACCATTAAAATAAATTTGTGCATTAAATATTCTTAAATTTCCTTGTCCACCACCATCAAAATAAATATTTAATGTGCAAAAATATTTTCCAGCAGTTTGAGGTGTAAATCTATAATTAGATGAGTGGTCATAAGCTCCTGCTGTATCAAATACCTCTGTGTTAAAATTTAATTTTGTTGCTGTATCATTTGATAGTGTTTGTGTTCCACTCATTTTTGCAGCAAAAGCTGGTGTGTTAGTTCCAATCCCAGTTCCCGCTGTTCCATTTATGTTAAATGTTGCACCAGATGGAATACTGATCGTGTCACCAGATGCACCGATAGTAATAGTGTTACTACTCTCGTTGATAAT